GAGCGGGTGGCCGACGAGATCGAGCGCCGCGTAAGCGCTACGAACCTGACCAGCGCAATCCGCGATGCCTCAAAAGCAACACGTTGATCTGCACCGCAAGGTGATGATGCGGCGTAGGCTGCTCCGCTGCTGGCCAACGAGTGGGGCGGCCTACGTGCCGTTCATCGGTGACGGGGATGTCGCTGCAGAGCTCTACACCGACTTCAAGATCTTCGGTGCTGACCTCGATTCACAACGCGTTGACATCGCGAGCTCGAGGCTGGGTGGCCAGATCATCGTGGCCGACTGTGACAGCTGGCCGTTCCCTTCCGTGCGGACCCGCTTTGCGCTCGCTGACTTCGATGCCTACACCTACCCGTATCACAGCTTCAGGGCCTTCTGGTGCTCGGCCCGCAAGGCTGATCAGTTGACCGTGTTCTTCACTGACACGGTCAAGCAGGGCATCAAGCGCACTGGACTCGTGCACCTACCTGACGGCTCGCGCTACGAGCTCCCACCACTGCCTGACCGCCGGCGCTCGGCGGTCTACAACGCATGGTTCTCACGACACCTGTGGCCGTGGTTTGAGCGCTACGTGAGGCCTTACCGGGTGCTGGACCGGATGCGCTACTCAAGGCAGGACACCTGCTATTGGGGGGCTGTCTTGAGATACGAACGAGAGGAGCGCTGATGGTGTTCGGTGGCTGGCCTGGCATCAACTACAACCGGACCGCAGGAGCGAAGAAGATGACCTTTACTCAGCCGTTGTGTCTGCCGTGCTGGCGCACCGACTGGCCAGATGGTGGAATGGATCGCGATCCGATCCCGCTCAAGGCCGAGCACGCGGAGATGGAGACCTGTTGCCTGTGCGGTCGGCCGACGAACCACGGGATCTACGTGCGCGTCGATCCCAAGACTGTGCCCTTCCCACGCCAGGAGGTCTAATGCACGCGTCTGTGATGCGCTGGGTTCAGCTGCAGCTGAATGGGCTGACGCCATCTTCGGTGCTCGAGGTCGGGTCGCTCAACGTGAACGGCTCGGTGCGCGGTCTGTTTGACGGCGTGGCCTACACAGGTATCGACATGCAGGAGGGCCCTGGCGTCGATGTGGTCATGAACGCTCACGACCTCGGCGCAAAGTGGGATCGCGAGTTCGATCTGATCATCTGCACTGAGATGCTCGAGCACGACAATCGGCCGTGGACCACGTTGATGGCGATGGCCGATGTCGCTCAGCCGGGATGCCAGCTGATCCTCACGTGCCGTGGCTTTGACGAGCGTGGCTCGTTTCAGTTCCACGCCTACCCGCACGACTACTGGCGCTACACGATCGTGGGGCTAACGGAGCTTCTTCGTCTGACGGGGTGGGATCCCCTTACGGTTCTGAGGGATCCGGCGGCGCCAGGAGTCTTTGCGACGGCCAGACGGGCCGCGTAGGTCTGGCTTGATGGCGCCCTGCGGCGTGCCCACCGGCCCGGGTGGAGCGGTGGGCAACGCCATTGCTACTGATCTAGGGGGTTGACCTGCGCGCCTTGGGCCGATGCGACGCTCGTCTTGAGCGAAGTCGTTACGCCCGCCAGGCTTGAATGCAGGTTGTCGAGCTGCTCTTGCGTGACTGGAGTGCCCGCCTCGAGTTGGGCGACCTGGTCTGCGAGAGCTGCGAGCTCGTCGGCTGCAGCGGCCTCTGCCTGCTGTAGCTCGGCTACGTCAGCTTGGATCTGCGCGATGTCCGCCATCATCTCCTCCAGTATTGGCACAAGCGGCCACATCCAGGGAAACTTGTGCAGTGATTTGGTTTGCATTTGAAAGAGAGCCTACATGCCATCAGACCCGAAGGGACATCGACGTAGGGGACCGAGACGGGAACGCGGCAAGCCCATCGTTGTCCGAAGACCCGATCCGATCGTCGTTCAGGGGATCCAGCGGTTGCCGCGCGAACGCACAGCGCCGCGCATGCCACCGACCGAGCGCCATCTCCTTGTCCTGAGCACGATCGAACCCGACGAGACCGTGGGTGCTGCGGAGATCAGCCGGCGCGTGGGTTTTGCGGCCACCTCATCGCTCTATGCGCTCGGTGATCGCGGGCTTGTGGTTCGCATCCGAGGCAAAGGTTGGCGCCGGGTCTAATCTGGGCCCGTGGACTGGAAGCTTCCTCGACTCATTGCTACATCGGTTCCGTGCCGCACCTGCGGCGCCGAGCGCAACGAGAAGTGCTTTAGCTTCCATCACGCCGGTCATCCACGTAGTGCCCACGACTGCCGGATGCTCGATGCTCACGCAGAGCGTGATCAGCTGGTTGCTCGTCTGTCCCAACTCCCAACGTTGGGACACCCCGGTGTAACCTACCCAAAAACTCAACGCGACCATTTTGGGTAGGTTCGTGGCTAAGAAGGCCCCACCGCAGTTCAACCTGGCCCGTCAGCAGGAGTTCCTGGCTCACTTGCGCAACGGAATGCGTCGCGGTGCTGCTGCCGAGCTTCTGGGTTTTAGCCGGATGACGGTGATGAACTACATCGGTGAGCACCCGGAGTTCGAATCCCAGGTCACCGACGCCGAAGGCCAAGCCAATGAGCACGTCGAAGAGGCCCTCTTCCAGGCTGCGGTCTCAGGCAACGTAGGGGCCTGTAGAGCTTGGATGGAGCTCCGGGGAGGGTATCTATCAGCTAGGGCTGGCGGAGTGCCTCACAGGGCCCCAGAACAGCCCACAGCGCCACCTGAGCCAGACGAAGACGAGCTGTTTGGCAACGTAACGCGGATGGACCCGCGTGCTCGTCGAAAGAAGCACTAGATGTCAGCCACCGTCCCTCGTAAGGGACGCCGTGGCCAGCGAACACCGCTGACGCCATTCACGATGGCTCACTTTCGCAAGTACACGAGCAAGATCGTGCTCGATACGGGCGACTACTGGGAGCTCGAGGACTTCCAGGCCGACATCGTGGAACCAATCCTGGCCGGCGTCACCGAAGTGTGGGCAATCCTGCCCGAGGGCAACGCCAAGACCACCCTGATGGCCGGCGTTGGCCTCTACCACTGCGATTTCACCTACGCCCCATGGGTCCCGATCGGGGCCTCAGCACGCGACCAGGCCGAGATTCTGGCGCTTCAGGCGATGGACATGGTCCGCCGAAGTCCCGGATTCCTTGACCGGTTCCGTCCATACGAGGGCTACAGAAAGATCACCCACTTCCGCAACGGCGGAAGGGGCATCAAGGTCTACCCGGCCGACGCAAACACGGGCGATGGGGTCATTCCCACGCTCGCGCTTTGCGATGAGCTGCATCGGTGGCCAGATCTCCGTCTTTACAGGCTCTGGAAGGGCAAATTGGGCAAGCGCGGTGGCCAGATCGTGGGAATCTCGACCGCCGGTGAGCCCGGAAGCGAGTTTGAGGAGCAACGAGACCAAATTCGAGGCCGCGCGACTCATCGCAAGCGCTATGGAGCCCGTTTGCACTGCGAAGGGCCGAATATCGAGATGAACGAGTGGCAAGTGACCGATTCGAGGCTGATTTCAGACCTCAAGGCCGTCAAAGACGCCAATCCGCTGGCTTCGATCACGATTCAGGGCCTCAGGGAGGAATTTGAGTCTCCGACGACTGATTTGGGCGACTGGAAGCGCCTGAAGTGCAATATTCCTGCCCGTTCGAGCCTCACAGCGGTCACCGAGGCCGAATGGGAGGCCGCGTACGTGGACGATCGCATCGAGGAGGGCGATTACATCGACCTGGGCGTCGATATCGCCTGGAAGCACGACACCACCGCGATCGTGCCCCTGCTGTGCTCAGATGAGCACCGTCTGCTCGGCGAACCGATCGTTTTGACCCCTCCACGCGACGGTTCGATGCTCGATCCCGAGGATGTCAAGATCGCTCTGAGCCACTTCTGTGACCGCTACGAGGTCAACACGGTCGTGATGGACATGCATCACGGTGCCGACATTGCGCACTGGCTCGAACGCGAGAAGAGCGTCACGGTCGTGGCTTGGGCCCAAGGCAACATGCAGGCAGCTGAGGACTACGAGCAGTTCATGAAGGCCTTACGTGCTAAGGACGAGAACCGCCTATGCCACACAGGCGACGAAACGCTGCGCAAGCACGTCATGAACGCCATCGCTCGCTCGTTGCCGGCCGACAAGCGCCGCTTCGATCGCCCCTCCCAAGGCCGTGCCAAGCGCAAGCAGGAAACCAGGGTCATCGATGCGCTGGCCGCCGCTTCGTGGGTCAACTCGTTCGTCGCCCAGCCCCTCGAGGACGTAGGCGTGCTGCTAGGCGCGATCGAGGATTATCGGATCTATCCGTTGCTCGATTAGGATTCCCGCATGCTCACCGCCGATGAGTTCGAAGCTCACTGCCAACGCATCGAGGACCGGCGAGCTCAACGCAAGGCCGATATCGGGACTGTCTGGCCCACGCCAGACGACACGGCACACTCCGTAGTCCCGATCGAAATTGCCCCTGGCCGAGGCGACCTGCGCGTCATGTCGGGCTTCTACCCGGCGTTCCCGACGGCGCTGTCGCTGGTCGGCTACAAGACGATCTCGTTCGCTCGCATCTACATGAGCCAACCGTGGGTAGCGGCAGCGGTCGACTGGATGATGCGTAAAGCGTGCCGCGTACCGCTCAAGGTCTTCAAACGCGAGGGTGACGACCCGGCTGACCGCACGCTGCTGATGCCAGGCGACCATCCCGTCGCTGACGTGATCTCAGCACCCTGGAATCGCGGTTCAGCGGTCGACCTCGTTCAAGCACTCCTGGGCCCGGTGCTCGTACACGGCAACTCGGCCATTGTGATCCGCCAGGGCAGTGGCGATGCCTTGACGTTTGAGGCCAAGGACTTTCGCTTCTGTCGCCCGATCATGCCGTTCCGCGACCGGATCGCAGGATTCTCCTTCGATTACGACCAGCCGGCCGAGATGGAAGAGGTCTCGATCGACAAGGTGCTGCACACGAAGTGGTGGTCACCAGCTGGACCGATCGGCTGCTCACCACTGCAGCAGCTCGGGGTCACGGTCCAGATCGAGGACGCTGCGCAACGCTGGCAGCGTGCGATGTTGCATCAGGGCGCTACGCCACCCTCAGCGATCAGCATGACCGAGCAGTTCTTGGGCCTCAAGCAGTCCGAGCGCGAGCAGATCATGGCGCAGGTACGCCGCGACCTGCGCGAGCTCTACGGCGGCCCCGAGAACGCCGGTAAACCCGCCCTACTGGCTCCCGGTATGACCTGGACGACGATCGGCCAATCCCCTGTTGAGGCTGATCTGATCAAACAGCGCCTGGTCACCCGTGAGGAGGTGGCGGCGGTCTATGGGATTCCGCCTCCCCTGCTCGGGATCCTTGACCGCGCCACCTACTCCAACATCCAGACTCAGCGCGACATGACCTACACAGACGTGCTTGGTCCACCGCTGGTGATGCTCGAGCAGACGATCAACGCGCAACTGTGCCGGGATCTGCTCCAGGAGCCCGACATTCAGGTCGAATTTGACTTCGGTGCCGTCCTTCGTGGCGACCCGCTCGCGGAGATCGACGCACTGCGTGACGCGATCGGCACGGGGTTGTTCACACCCAACGAGGGCCGTGCGTTCTTGAAGATGAAGGGCTCTGACGTGCCCGAAATGGACGAGTTCTGGATGCCGCAGAACAACCTTAGCCCGGTCGGCAAGCCACCCGCTCCGAAGATCGTCCAGATCCCACCTGGTGGCCTTCCCAACGATCAGGCACCTCCGCCGAATCAGGACACCGAGGACTTCCCAGGTGAAGAGCCGGTTCCCGAACCGCAGCGTGGTCTCGCGCGGCGCATCCGCGTAGACGGCACGCTCGCTAGAACATGACGCGCATCCTGGCGATCGCGGCGCCTGACTCGAGCGGGCACTACCGCATTCGCCAGCCCTTCGAGGAACTCAAGCGCCAGGGTGTCGAGGGCCTGGCGGTGGTTTCGGGTATCCCGGTGGATTTCGATCTACACGGCGTCAAGGACGTATGCGTCGACACCGACGTGGTGGTGATTCAGCGCCCGATGCTGAACTACATGCCCTCGGTCATCGATGTGTTACACCGTAAGAAAATCAAGGTCGTGATCGACCTCGATGACGACTTCCACACGGCTCATGGCGCGAACACTGCGTTTCATCTCAACCACCCCAGGCTCAACCCGACCCAGAACTGGCATCACCTAGGCAAGTGCATCACCAAGGCTGACCTGCTCACGGTCTCGACTGACCAGCTCGCGCGTCGTTACGGAAGCCACGGGCGCTGTGTTGTGATCCGCAACAGCATCGACGACGACTGGCTTGACCTTCCACGCCTCGGGGACGGGCGCACGCTGGGCTGGGCTGGTTCACCCGTCAACCACGCTGACGACCTGACGGCCACGCGCGGTGGCGTGGCAATGGCCCTAGACGATCACCGCGACTGGCATTTCATGTGCGTCGGAGGCGGTGAGCACGTCAAGGCCGTTCAGAAGGGCCTGGGACTCTCTGAGCTGCCCGAGGCCACCGACTGGCGCCCGCTCGAGCTCCACGGCCTGCTGATCTGTGCTCTTGACGTTGGGATCGTGCCGCTGTCTGACTCGGTCTTCAACGCCGCCAAATCGTGGCTCAAGGGTCTTGAGTACGCAGCGCTCGGCATCCCGTTCGTGGCGTCAGACGTGCCCGAGTACCGCCGACTCAAGGAAGAGTTCGGCTTGGGTTCGCTCGCTGATTCCAAGGCCAAGAACTGGCGCCGGCGACTGGCTCCGATGCTGGAGCTAGACGACCTACGAGCTCGCTACTGCGACCACTCGAGAGACATCGTTCGAGAGCATTTGACGATCTCTAAGAACGCTTGGCGTTGGCAAGAAGCGTGGGAGTCGTTACGATGTCGCCCAACTCGGCAGCGACAGAGAGCGATAGCGCAGTAATGCCTGCCATTCCGTACTCGGACACTGCAGTGACTGATGGGGCCTGGGATGGACCCGGCAACGAAGCCAAGCTATCCAACGATGCGGGTGCCGCGACCTACCGCAAGATGTACGCGTGGGTTGACCCCAACGCCAACGCGGACACCAAGGCTGCCTACAAGTTCCCGCACCACTTCGTGTCAGACGGCACTCCAGGCGCAGCAAGCGTCTCCGGTGTTCGGGCAGGACTCGCGAGGGCAGCTCAGTCGGGCACCAATATCCCGGACGCTGACCGCAGCGCCGTGAAGTCCCATCTTCAAAAGCACCTGGACAAGTTCAACGCGTCGAACAAGTCCTCCGACGACGATCTCGAGACGCTCTCGATGGTCTCGGTGCTCGACACCAAGGGCCGCGTCCTGGTGCTGACCGAGAATCTCGTAGCGGACCTTGCCAATCTTCACGGGCGCCACATCGCGATGCAAACACTCGCTGCTCTCGAGACCTCGGCTCGCGTCAGCACACGCAAGCCCTCAGGCGATGAGAGCGTTGTGCGGGTCATCCCCCTACAGGGCGTTCTGCGTCCCACGCCGTCGATACTGGCGATGTTGTTCGGCGGCGGGGGGGGTGGTCTGCTCGCCTTCCGCGAGCAGATGCTCGAGGCTGGCGCTGACCCCAAAGTGTCGGCGATCGTGATGGATGTCAACTCGCCTGGCGGCTTCGTGGACATGATCCCTGAGGTCGCTGCCGATATTCGCTCCGTGCGCGAGGCCAAGCCGGTCGTCGCTGTCGCTAACACGGTGGCTGGCTCGGCCGCGTACTGGCTGGCGTCCCAGGCGTCACAAGTGGTCGTTTCGCCCTCCGGTGAGGTGGGTTCGATCGGCGTCTATCAGATCCACGAGAACATCTCTGGGGCTCTGGCCAAACAGGGCGTGGATGTCACGATCGTCAAGGCCGGCAAGTACAAGGTCGAGGGTCATTCGTTCGGGCCCCTCGACGAAGAGGCGGCAACGGCGATGCAGGCCGATGTCAACGCCTACTACGACATGTTCACGTCAGACGTGGCCCTGGGGCGCGGGGTTGCGCAATCTGACGTTCAGAGCGGATACGGCGAGGGCCGCATGGTCCTGGCCAACCGGGCTGTCAAGATGGGCTTGGCAGACAAGGTCGAGCAGCTTGGCACCACCGTCAAGCGGCTTACCCATCCTGGCGCGCGTGCTGCGCTGCAGCGCGCCGATGCAGAGGCACTAGAAGCGAATCCACCCGAGGCACTCTTGCCTCCATCCGTACCGTCAGAAAAGGCGATGGAGCTGGCGCGTGAGCGCTTCGCTGCCCAGAACCGTCTGACTGCGGAGGAACGGGACCGCGTGCTGACTGCGTTGGCGGGCTAGCGGTCTGACATCACGCACCGAGGAGGACAAGCCAACATGAGTGCCACGGCCGATCGGTCGCTCAACGAGCGACTCAAGGCGATCACATCAGATCTGCAAGCACAGCGGGCAGCCCGTGCCGAGGCGATCAAGGACCGTAACGCTGCCCGTGACGCCTTCTCCAAGAAGGATCAGCTCCAGGAGAACGCGAAGATCTTCGAGGATCCCGACTTCCAGGCAGCCGAAGAGGCTGTCGCGAGGGTCGGGGACATCGAAGACACGATCAGCGCTCTCGAGAACGCCGAGAAGGGCATCCTGCGGATGCTCGGCCGCGACAACTCGGCTGGCCTTCGCCAGAACGGTGACGGCACCGTCTCCTACGGTGCTCAGGGCTGGGACGGCAAGCGGTTGCTGGCCGAGGCCGAGGAGTACCAGCGAGCTCTCGAGCTTGGGGTGTTCACGTCGGAGAGCAAGTTCGGCACCGTCAGCATGGGCCAGATCTGTACCCGCGAAGAGGCGGCGTTCTACCTGGCTCGCCCGGCGGCGGCTGGCCTGCCAACAGCTCCGGCTGCCCCGACAGGGATTGGGACCGACCAGGGTGCGATCGTGCCTGACGTTCGAGGCATCATCGCTCCCTACCTGCTCCCGCTGACGCTGCTGGACATCATCCCGACCGGGACGACTGACTCCAACATCATTCAGTACGTGCAGGTGTCCGCGATCCCCGGGTACGCCGCAGAAACCGCCGAGCTGGCACTGAAGCCGGCTGAGGGTCTGACCCTCGTGGATGCGACCGCTCCGGTGCGGACGATCGCGGGCTGGATCAAGCTCGCACGCCAGGCCATGGACGACATTCCGGCGCTGGCGACGATGATCAACAACCTGCTCCCCTGGGACGTGCGCCGGCGTCTGATGACGCAGATGCTCGCTGGGGATGGGACTGGGGTCAACCTGCTCGGAATCCTCAACGTGTCGGGCATTGGGGCGCCAGCCTCGGTGGCGGGCGACAACGTGCTGGACGGGTTCCTGCGGGCGATCACCACGGTGGTGCTCTCGGATGCGGATCCGAACTTCATCGCGATGAACCCGTTGACGTTCCAGAACATCGCGATCATGAAGGCCTCCGGCTCGGGCGAGTACATGCTCGAGGAGCCGGGTGGCGTCCAGGCTGCCTACTCAAGGCCTCCTGGCGGCACGCTGTGGGGCCTGCAGGTGACCCAGAACCGTGCCATCCCACAGGCCACCCCGCTGGTCGGTGATGCGACCGGAGCCACGCTCCTGATGCGCCAGGGGGTCAACGTCAAGACCTCTGACTCTGACCAGGATGACTTCGTGAAGAACCGCGTTACGCTCCTGGCTGAGTGCCGTGCTGCGTTCCCGGTGTGGCGCCCGAGCGCCTTCGCGAAGGCTCCGCTGGGCTGAAAGGAGAAATCATGGCTCGCAAAGTTCTCAAGGACACAATCGCGTTTGAGCCCGTTGGCTTGGTCCCCGGAGACGACACTGTCGTGCGCCGGGAGGTCAAGGCGGGCTGGGAGGTTCCCGACAACTACATCATCGAAGACGAAAGTGCCGTGGAGGAAGACGCCGATGTCCCACGGACTGGTCTTGGCGCGGCCCCGCCGTACTACAAGAATCAGCTCGATGAGGACGGCCGGGTGCTCGAGGAACACGCTCCCGAAGAGCTGGAGGGTGCACCACGAGCACGCAAGGCACGCGGGCGGCGTCCTGCGGCCGAGAACAAGGCCTAGAAACCTTGGGCCGTGATGGGCTATGACCGTAGCGGCGGGCACCCAATTCACGGCGTATCTAGCTGACCCCGGCGGCGATGTCGTCGGGGTCGGCGCTCGTATAGAGGTTCCGGTCACCCGCGCCATTGCGGGTGCGTTCGTGGCGGGGACGCTCGATGACACGGGCATGTGGTCGGCGGTCCTGGATGCTCCGAGCACTGCCGGCGAATACAACATCGTCTGGATGACGACCCAGCCGGTCGATCCGTTCCCGTTCCCGATCTTCGTTCCACTGGTGGCCGCGCTGGGCCCGGTTACGCCCACGGTCGGTGGAGAGCCCGACTATCCGAACGTCACCCCTGACGATGTTCGTTGCACGGTCGAGGACGTGGCGATCCTCGAGCGCAGCCGTACCCGGGCTGATGACGGGACGTTCTTCACCGACTTCACTCCGCAGACCTACCCGACCGACACCGACGTTGACGCGGTCATCGACAAGGCGACGGACATGGTCCTGTCGCAGCTGCGCGAAGACTTCGACCCGACGTTCTACCCGCAGGTCTCCGACATGGTGGCGCTGCTGTCGGCGATCCTGATCGAGGGCTCGATCAGGAT